CCCCAAAGGACGACACCATGACGCAACGACTGACCGACGACCGACTCCAGGCGCTCCGTCTCATGCTGCAAGAGCACGCCGCGAGCTGGCTGCACACGATCGACCGCGACACGTTGGCCGCCATGCTTGACGAGATCGAGGAGCGCCGCCGCATCGACGCACGGCGGCTGGCCGATGCGGAGCAGGCGTTCCGCGAGGAGTGCGAGGCGGCGGCGAAGGAGCCGAGCAAGCTGAACCTTCCCGCACTGCTGCGGGTGGCGAGGGCGGCCAAGAAGGTGATCGACGGCTCCGAGGTCGACGGCTGGCATACGCCACTGCGCGAGGTCGACGTGGTCGAGCTGCGGGAGGCGCTGGGCGAACTGGAGCGAGCCTCCCCGTAGACGGTCGCGCGAACATGCACTATACTGCATGTCGTGACCACCGCCGACCAGCAGCCGGCCGCATGGCCGCATCCAATACGCGACACTGACACGGACGCCGCGCAAGCGATTGCGGATGCCCTGGCGTGGCATGGGATGTGGCTGTGGGAGTGAGGGCCTACACCGACGAGGGGCTGCCGTGCGGCGAGACGCACCCGCGCGCCCACGTCCCCGACGCCATCGTGCACGAGATCCGCGACCGCGTGGAGAACCGGCGCGAGGGCGTGGCCGCGATCCTGGCCGATCTGCGCGCACGCGAATACGTCATCTGCCGCCGCACGATCGAGCGCATTGCCGCGTACGAGACGCGGGCGGCTGTTCCGCATGAGTGGAGGAACGTCCATGGGTAGGCCGTCGATCCGCACGCCTGCGATGGTCGAGCGCGTGCTGGAACAGATCGAGCTGGGCGAGGTCGGGGCAGACGTGTGCAACGCCAAGGACGGCATGCCCAGCTGGGCTGCGTTCAAGGTGTGGATGCAGGACGACCCCGAGTTGCAAGCCGCGTACACGCGCGCGTGGACCATCGGCGTGGAGAGGAACGAGGCCGAGCTGCTGCGTGAGGCGAGGCGCAAGCCGGTCGACTCGGTGGACGCCCAGGCGCAACGAACCCTGGTGGACACACTGAAGTGGCGGCTGTCGAAGCGGCTGCCGAAGGACTACGGCGACCGCCAGCAGGTCGAGCACAGCGGCGGCGTCAGTCTGAACGTGGTAAGCGGAGTTCCTACTGGCGCAACTGAACAATCTGGAGAGGTGGCCGAACGACCGTCCAGAATGTCGCCCGATACGATTCCGTGACAAGCGCGCAGACCATCCGCATCGACTACACGCCTCGCCGCTGGCAGGACGAGTGCCACCGAAAGCGCCGCCGTTTCAGCGTTTACGCCATCCATCGCCGCGCCGGCAAGACGCAGATGGCGCTGATGGAGCTGCTGGACAAGGCGATGAAGTGCCGGCTTGAGCTGCCGCTGTTCGCCTACGTCGCTCCGTTCTTGAGCCAGGCGCGCGGCATCGCGTGGGCTCGCCTCAAGCGGCTCGTGGAGCCCCTGCGCGTCCGTGGTGCGGTGGACGTGCGCGAGGCCGAGCTGTCGGTGGTGTTCCGGCACAACGGGGCGGCGATCAAGCTCTACGGCGCCGACAACCCCGACGCCCTGCGTGGCGTGCGCCTTGACGGCTGCGTCATCGACGAAGTCGCGCAGATCAAGCCCGAGGTGTGGGTCGACATCCTTCAGCCGGCTCTCTCCGACCGCCTCGGCTGGGCCATGTTCATCGGCACGCCGTCGGGCATCAACCTCTTCAGCCAGCTGTTCTTCGAGGCCAGCGGAAAGCCGGACTGGCACGCGGCGCGGTTCACCGTCGACGACACGGACGCGATCGACCCTGCCGAAGTGGTGCGCCTGCGGGCCGAGATGCCCGAGCAGTCGTTCGCCCGCGAGTACCTGTGCGACTTCTCGGCCGGCGGCACCGACCAGCTCGTCAGCTTGCAGGAAGTCGAGGACTCGTGCAGGCGCAACTACCGGCAGACCGAGATCGCGCATGCGCCGATCGTGTTCGGCGTCGATCCGGCCCGCTTCGGCGATGATCGTTCGGTGCTCATCGTGCGGCAGGGGCTCGTGGCCTTCTCGCCCACCGTGCTGCGCGGCGTCGACAACATGACCTTGGCCGAGGTGGTGGCCAGCCAGATCGTCGTGCATCGGCCCGACGCGGTGTTCGTGGACAGCGGCGCGGGGGCAGGGGTCATCGACCGCCTGCGTCAGCTGGGGCACCGGCAGATCATCGAAGTGCCGTTCGGGGGCAAGGCGCTCATGCCGCAGTTCCTGAACCGTCGCACCGAGATGTGGTGCGGCATGGCCGACTGGATTCGCAGCGGCGGCAAGATCCCCGATGACACGCACCTGAAGAGCGAGCTGGCAACGCCGCGCTTCTGGTTCGACTCGCAGGGGCGCAGGGTGCTGGAGTCGAAAGACGACATCAAGGAGCGGTTGAAGGGCGGAGCGTCCCCGGACATCGCCGACGCCTTGGCCCTGACGTTCGCGGCCCCGGTGACGCGGCGACGCATCGAGGACGACCGGCTGCGGCGGCACGGCGACCGCGTGGGCGAGCGTCAACAGCAGATCGGCGAATACAACCCGATCGCCGACTTCTGACCCTGCGACATAACCGGAGCGCCCCACCCGGATCGTGCCTCCCGTGCACGAGCTGCGCCCGATCACCGTCGCCGACATGCAGGCGCAGGCCGCTGCGTTGCTGCACGCGCACTGGGACGAGGTAGAGGACGGCAGCCGTGGGGCGATGCGTCCCCGGTGGGATCGCTACACCGACTACGAAGCCGCCGGGATCCTGCGCATCCAAGGCGCTTTCGACGGCGACGAACTGGTCGGCTACTGCGTGCTCATGCTGGGCGCGCATCTGCACGACAGCGAAGCCAAGCCCGCCCGCATCGACGCCATGTTTGTGCGTCAAGATGCACGAGGTCGCCGCCTCGGCTTGCGGCTGGTGAAGTGGGCGCTGGAGACATCCGCCGAGCTGGCCGCCACCGAATCCTGCGCGCACGCCCGCCGAGACTCGGCCGCCGCCAAGTTGCTTGAGGCCGTGGGGTTCGTCGAGCGAGAAGTCATCTACGTCAGGGGGGTATAGTGGCATACGAAGCAATCATCGCGGCCACCGCCGTGGCTGGTCTCGCCTACACGGGCTACAGCGGCGAGCGCAGCGCCAGCGCGCAGCGTGACGCCCAGCGCCGTCAGGGGGCCGCCCAGGACCAAGCCGAAGCCGCAGCCGCCCGCCAAGAGCGCGCAGCGATGGCCGAGCAGCAGAAGGCCGCCAAGTCCGCCCCCGACGTGATGGCCATCTACGACCGCGAGCAGCGTCGCGGCGGCGCCGTCGGCCCCAACCTGACGAACAACGCGGGGCCGCTCTCTCTGGGCGGCAACTCGCTGCTGGGTGGCTGACGTGGACAGCCAGGAGACGCTGATCCAGGAGATGCGCCGCCGCAACGAAGAGGCGAAGCAGCAACGCGCCTACCTGCTCCCCGTCTGGCAGAAGATCAGCCGCTACATCCTGCCGCAGCACGGCCGCTACTTCGTCAAGAACCAGCGCGACCGGAAGGCCGACTTCGGCGACATCCTTGACAACACGGCGAGCTGGGCGCACGGCGTGTTCGTGGCTGGCATGTCGGCCGGCGCGTTCCCGGCGTCGGTGCCGTGGGCGGGGCTGCGGATGCGCAACCCCGAGCTGGCCGCGAACGGCATCGGGGCGGAGTACTGCGAGGCCGTGTCCAAGGTGGTTCACGCCATCTTCGCCCAGTCGAACACCTACCCGGCCCTGCGCCACTGCGTCGCCGAGATGGGCGCGTTTGGCCCCGGCTGCCTCGTCATCGAGGAGCACGACGAGAACGTCATCCACCTGCACAAGCTGACCGCCGGAACCTACTGCGTCGACCGCGACTTCAACGGCTACGTCGTCGCGCTCTACCGCGAGCTGGTCAGCACCGTTGGCGCCGTCGTCGACCAGTTCGGCTACGACCGCTGCACACAGGTGGTGAAGCAGGCGTGGGATCAGCGCCGCTACTCGGACACGGTGGAGCTGCTGCACGTCATCGACGAGCGGAAGCGCCGCGACCCGACGAAGCTCGACTCGACGAACATGCCGTGGCGGTCGGTGTACATCGACATGGCCGCGCGGGACGACGAGCAGCCGCTGCGCGAGTCGGGCTACCCGTTCATGCCGGTGCTGTGCCCGCGAGCCGAGGTGGTTGGCGACGACACCTACGGCACATCGCAGGCGATGAAGGCCCTCGGCGACACCAGCGGCTTGCAGCACAAGCACGTCCGCATCGGCGAGGCCACGGACAAGATGACCCGCATTGCCACGCAAGGGCCTGCGGACATCGAGGAAGTCAACACGATGCCGGGGATGCACACGCGCACGAACGGCGCGGCGCGCATCGAGCCCTTGGCCGTCCCCGTGCTGCCGATCCAACACCTGTGGCAGCAGATCGTGGAGGGCGACCATCTGCGCATCGCCCGCGCGTTCTACGTGGACGTGTTCCAGGCGTTCCTCGGCGACACGCGCAGCGGCACGACGGCGCGCGAGATCATGGCCCGCCTACAGGAGAAGATCCAAGGACTGGGGCCGCTGCTGGGCAACGTCGACCACGAGCTGCTTCGTCCGCTGGTTCACGCGGCCATCTGGTTTGCGAGCCAACGCGGCATGCTGCCCCCTGCGCCCGAGGACATCGCCGGCCAGGAGATGGAGGTGGAGCTGAGCGGCCCGCTCTACCGCGCCCTCAAGGCCGAGCAGAGCCGGGGCACGATGCAGCTGATCGAGATGGTGGCGCAGCTTGGTCTCGTGCCTGGATGGGAGCAGGTGCGCGATCGCGTGGACATCGACGCCGCAGCCGACGAACTCCGAGACACGTTCGGCGCACCGGCCCGCGTGTTGAAGTCGGTGCGCGAGGTGCAGAGCGTCCGCGACGCCCGCGCCAAGATGATGGCCGCACAGCAGCAGGCCGCGATGGCGCAGCAGATGGCTGGCACGGCGAAGGATCTGGCGCAGTCTCCCGTCGATCCCGGCAACGCGCTGGGCCAGATGGCGGGGGCTCAGTGAGGACGCCGAAGCTCAACGCCCGCAGCGGCATCGACCGCGACGAGGCGGCACGCGAGCGGCGTCGGGACATCGTGCCAGCCGTCGTCAATCCCGCCGGCAACAACGCCAGCGGCCTCAGCAGCTCCACCTACGTGGCCCTCATCGAGGGTGGCGAGCTGAAAGCGGCGACGGTGTCGAGCCTTGGCGGGCTTCTCGGTGGTGGCGGCGGAGGCGGCGGCGTCTACTGGCTGGAGGTTAACCTTGGCTCGACTCCGTCCACCGGAGGATCGTTCGAGATCACGCTCCTTGCCCCGGCGACCGTCGGAAGCATGGTCGTCGCGAGCGAGCTTCCGCGCACGCTG